AACGACATCAAGCAAATCGACCCGTAAACTCACAGAGTTTGATGAGGCAGTAGCAGGCAAAGATGCGGACTTGACACAGGGCTACAACTATCTAACCAAAATACAGTTAAAGAATTGCGTAAAGTTCTGTGAGCTTGTGATTTCGGACTGTGGCGCCTATGTGCAGATTAAAAAGGTCGAGCGCAAGCCTCGTGCAGTCAAGGCAGTGAGCCCAGAAAAACGTGCCGCAAAGTTCAAGTGTATTACGGAATTTGCAGAGCTCAAGCTCAAAGGCTTGCCAGCCGCAAGTTTAGTGGACAAGGCAGAAGCCTGGTTGTATGACACCAAAAAACGCAAGCTAATCCATATTGTTGCTGACAGTCATGCACAGGCATTTACTGTAAAAAGCAACGCTATCATTGGATTTAGTACAGTTGAGAGTCAGCAAAAAACTGTGCGCAAGCCAGCAGAAATTCTTAAAGCAATGGGTGCCGCAGGCAAGCCGGCCGCAAGGAAGATCTACAAGGACTTGACCACTACAGAAACCCCGTTTAACGGACGTGGTACAGAGAACTTGATCATCCTTAAAAGTTGGTAAATAAAGGGGACGGAGTCCCCCAATGGCAGAACAGCAACAGAACTCGCTTGAGACACTCAAGCAAAACTTAGTAGAATACGTAAAACTCCAACTTGGTGATCAGATTGTTGACATCGAGTTGGATCCTGCTCACTACGAAGCCGCCTATCAAAAAACCATAGGCACTTACCGCCAACGGGCCAGCAATGCCTATGAGGAAAGCTACAACTTTATGGAACTGGTCAAAGATGTCAACATCTACCAGTTGCCACAAGAGGTAGTAAGTGTACGACAGGTATTCCGTAGAACGTTTGGTGATGCTACAGGTCCGTTTGCATCAAACTTTGATCCGTTTGCACAGGCCAGTTTGAATGTGTACCTAATGAACTTCAACGTAGCAGGCGGCCTTGCCACATACGACTTTTATTCACAGTATGTAGAACTAGCCGCACGTATGTTTGGCGGGTACATGAACTACACCTATAACCAGGTCACAAAGAAAATTCAATTGATTCGTGACCCAAAAGGCACTGGAGAAAATGTGCTACTTTGGACATACAATCTCAAACCAGAAATCAACTTGCTACAGGACTTCCAAATCAGCCAATGGATCAAGGACTACATGGTGGCCAACTCTAAAATGATTATTGGTGAAGCACGTGAGAAGTTTGGCTCAATTGCAGGACCACAAGGCGGCGGTACCCTAAACGGTGCCGCAATGAAAGCAGAAGCCAAAGAAGCTATCATTGCATTAGAAGACCAGCTCAAGAACTATGTGGATGCAAGCCAACCACTTACCTGGGTAATCGGTTAAACGTCTATTGATCAACATCTAGACTTGTGTTACAATAACACATGGACTTGATGATCGACTTAGAAGGGCTTGCTACAGGCCCGGATACTACAATACTAACTATTGCGGCCCAGAGCTTTGACCCGTTTGGACAAGGACATTCTGGCCAGAGTTACTATGCTAGAGTCACATTAGAAAGCCAAGAAGACCGTGCTATTGATCAAGGCACAATTGAATGGTGGGCCACACAACCTGCTGTGGTTCGAGACGAAGCGTTCAACGAACAAGGCCGTATTCCTCTAGATCAAGCATTAGATGGGCTAGGCCGGCTGATTTGGCACTCCAACAGAATCTGGGCACAAGGTCCCACTTACGACATGAACATTCTTGAGCATGCTTACAAGAGCTATCACAAGCCATTGCCTTGGAAGTACTACATGGTGCGTGATAGCCGTACTGTATTCTCGTTATGGCCTGATCAGCCTATCCCGCCTACTAGTCATCATGCGCTAGAAGATTGCCGCAGACAAATTGGCATGCTACAGCGCACACTAGATCATCTCAACGTAACCTCCTTAAAATGACACTTCCAAAACTGCTGATTATTGGCAATGCTCGACACGGCAAAGATACTGTGTGTGATATTCTGCGTGAAGAATTTGGTTATAGTTTTCGCTCTAGTTCAGACTTTTGTGCTGAAAAGTTTATCTATGCAGAGTTGAAATCCAAGTATGCATACACCAGCTACGAACAGTGTTTTGAGGATCGGCACAATCATCGATCAGAATGGTACGATATGATTCATGCTTACTGTAAAGACGATTATGCTAGACTAGGTAGAGAAATTTTTGCTGAAAATTCAATCTACTGCGGACTGCGCAACAAGAGTGAGTTCCATGCCATGCGGAATACTCAAGTATTTGATTTTGCTGTTTGGGTAGATCGTAGTGATCACTTGCCTGCAGAAGATCGTTCTAGTATGAGCCTGGAAATTTGGATGGCAGACTATGTGATCGATAACAACGGAACACTTGAAGATCTCAAACGCAACACCCGTGAATTGATGTCTACACTGTTATATAAATATTCCTTTAAGGAATCCTCTTGATAGTATTGTTTAACGACAGCCCAGACCCTCCAATTAGATCCCTCGGAGTTTATAGGATAGCCACAGAATTAAGAAGACATGGCGTAGAAGTAGAAGTTATTGATTTTTTGTCACACTGGGATCAGTCTGTACTAATGAGATACTTAGACACTATTACAGACATTGACTGGTGGGGATTTAGTACCAAGTTTTTTCCGCCCACATACAACTCTGAAAACTTTGCTGGCCAGGCTACTTTTCGCAACAATGAATGGACGTTTGACAATCACAATGCTGGTTTTATGACTGAACTGTCAAACAAAGATGAAGCATTGTTAATTAACTACATAAAAAAACGTCAAGGTACAATTGTAGTTGGCGGCCCCAATGCTGAGATAATTCAACACATGCCAGTGAACATTGACATCATATGTGCTGGGTATTCAGATCTAGCAGTAATGGCTGTACACAATCATATTGTGCAAGACAGCAATTTAATTTATACAGAATTCAATGACAAAAAATATGTAGATGCTGACAAACACTATGCGGTTCAATTGTTAAACAATCTAACAACAGAATATGCTGAATCAGATTTTGTAACTGACGACTGGGTGTTGCCGGTTGAAATAGGCAGGGGTTGCATTTTTCAGTGTGCGTTTTGCGAATTTGATCACCTGGGCAAAAAGCCTGGCACCTACATTCGTCCCAAGGAAGAAATCAAGCAAGATATACTGTACAGGTACAATACATTTGGCGTAAAAAAGTTCATGTTTGTTGATGATACATTCAATGACAGTTTGGAAAAAATGTATTTGATTAGAGATATTCGACAAGAAACTGGCATAGATTTTGAATTTTGGAGTTATTGTCGAGTTGATCTTTTGGCAGCAAATCCTGAGCAGGTGGATCTTATTCCAGAGATTGGATGGAAATCATTTACCATTGGTATTGAAACATTCAATCGTGCCAGCGGAAAAGCTGTGGGCAAAGGAGCAGATCCTGAAAAACTCAAACACTTTTTGATTGCACTTAAACAACGATTTCCTGAACTCAGACTACAAGTCAATATCATTGTGGGATTACCACACGACACTGAAGACACCATTAGAGAAACTGCAGAGTGGTTTTTGGCCAATCCAGATATTGCTGAGTACGCTAAATTTGCCACATTGAGAATTAAAAACCCACAAGGTCTTACCAAGAACATTAGTAAAATAAGCAAAGATCCTGAAAAGTACGGGTACAAAATATTAGATGGAAAACAGTTTGATGTGTTTAGATGGACAACTCCTTACTTGAACACCAACTCTGCTCAACAACTAGTAGAAAAATACAATCCAATGTTGGGTGCAGTACGGCCCAGATACGATCATGTCACTGCACTTAGCAATCAATCTTATTTTATCAAAGACAAGTTGTATATAATTCAGGATTATATTTCAAAAAAATTACACTATCGAAACGTTTAACAATCAGGATTAAGATCTCCGGGCTTCCATGGTAAATCGCTCTTGGCCACAGCTTCAACACAGTTGCGGCAAATACACTTTAGATTTTTAACTCCTACATTGTTTAGGTTGCCATCTACGTGATACACTAGAATCTGGCTGGAGTATCGTGCAATAAACCCGCAACGATCACAGGTCATTTTTTTCTTGAATCCCGTAGATTCCCAGCGGGGTTTTCTTGTTTTTATACTGCGATTTTTTCTTGTGCAACTATCACACCGACCACGATAGTGTGTAACACCATTGCGTGTGTAGTTCACAGCACAAGGACGTTGATTACAAGCAGGGCAAATGGGTCTCATACGGTATTTAGCGACAGGACCTTTGCCAAAGGGCACCGTAACACCGCCTTTTTTGAATATACCTATAAATATTGTATCTTGAAAAGGAATTGACCATGGCTCTAGTATCACCAGGCGTAGAAGTAACAGTAATTGACGAGAGTCAATATATCCCTTCCGCTGTTAACACAGTACCGTATTTTTTAATCGCTACTGCACAGAACAAAGTAAGTTCAGACGGCGTGACAGTTGCCGCTGGAACATTGGCAGCTAATGCTAATAAGACGTATCTAATCACAAGTCAGCGAGACTTGGCCGCCACATTTGGCGTGCCATTCTTCTATCAGACCACAACAGGTACACCAATCAACGGCTACGAACTCAACGAGTACGGCTTGTTGGCAGCGTACAGTTCATTGGGTATTACAAATCGTTGTTATGTACAACGTGCCAATATTGACTTGTCAGAATTAACTGCCAGCTTGGTTCGTCCAACAGGCAACCCCAATGACGGTGATTACTGGTTAGACACATCCACAAGTGTTTGGGGCATCCAGGAGTGGAATCAAACAACCAACACATTCACAGTAAAAACTCCCATTGTTATCACAGACACTGCAGATGTTGTTAACTTTAGCGCCGGCAATTACACACCAAATGCTGACATAGGCAGCATTGGCGATTACGCAATCTCTGCAGTAGCTACGTCAAACCCTGGCTACTACAAAAATGCATCAAATGCCTGGGTATTAGTTGGTGGAGATGCGTGGAAAGCGTCTTGGCCTACAATTACTGGAACAGGAACTCCTACTAGCCTTACTGCTGGTAACATTATTGTGATCAATGGCACTACTGTTACTGTTTCTGCTACCAACACATTGGCTCAGCTGTCTACCGATATCAATGCCGCTGCAATTCCAGGAGTTACTTCGTCAGTTGTATCAAGCAAATTACAACTAACTGCAAACAGCCTCACAACCCCTGACATTAGTAGCTTGGTTGGCGGTGCAATTGATATTGATATTACTAGTACATCTGCATTGTTACTAGCTCTTGGCATCCCTGCCGGCGTGTACTACGCACCAACATACTTGCCTTCATACAGTTATCAAGCACCTCGCTGGGCAGTGGGACAACCGGTTACTGCAACTAACTGGCCATCTCCTACAGGCTCTGTATGGAACAACATGAGTCCTGCCAACAGCGGTGTATCTCTTAAAGTTAAGAAATATAGTTCAGCATTGGGCACGTTTGTCAGTCAAACAACAGGCACTTACAGCAACCCCACAGCGGCAATTTATGCACTAGATCCCACAGGCGGCGGAAAAAATATTCCAGTTGGTACTACGGTTGCAATCTGGGACGCTATATCTTATGGTGGCGCAGATCCATACATGGCCTTGGAAATTATTGAGCGTAGCTCACTTGGACCTACTGTAATCACTGGATCTACAAATACACCTGGACCGTTTGTAAATGGCACCACTTTCCGCATCACAGGAAGTCAGACAGATGGTACTAGCCAAGGGGCCAACGTAACTATAAACGGTACAAATACTGCTGCTTTTATTACAGCGGTGAGCTCGGCCAATATTACTAACGTCAGCGCCAGTATAAACTCATCTGGAGCAATTGTGTTTACTCACGCCACTGGCGGTAACATGAGTCTGCAAAACCTTACTGGAACTCCTGTAACTTTAGCTGGATTCACAGTTGACACCCCTGGATGCAGACCAGCATTTAGAACAGCAAACGCTATTGCGTTGACAAATTGGCAGTCAACCCCAGAGTTTACCTACACTGCTAGTACCACAGCACCTGATCAAGACCCAGCAGATGGTCGATTGTGGTATTACAGCACAGTAAGTGATGCAGATATCTTGATTCAAAACGATGGTGAATGGGTTGGATATAGAACTGTTAACCCAGATGTACGTGGGTTTGATTTAACTGAAACAGACCCTGCAGGACCACTGATTGCTGCCACTGCTCCTATTGAACAAAGTGATGGCACTGCATTAGTATATGGCGACTTGTGGATTGACACCAGCGACCTAGAAAATTATCCTAAACTATATCGTTGGGAATTAGTAACTGGTGTTGCACAGTGGGTGGAAGTTGACACTACTGATCAAGTCACACAAAACGGTATCTTGTTTGCAGATGCACGTTGGGCCGGCAATGGCACAACTGACCCTGTGATGGATCCTTTCCCAACCATTGAAAGTTTGTTGACTAGCAGTTACCTGGACCTAGATGCTCCTAACCCAGATCTATATCCTGAAGGCATGTTGTTGTTTAACACACGTCGGTCAGGATACAATGTCAAGAGCTTCCAAAGTGATTACTTCAATGCCGAATCATATCCTGATGACACATTGCCAACAGTCAAGAGCACTTGGCTCACAGCTAGTGGTAACCGCGATGATGGTGCCATGTGGTCTGGTCGCCAAGCCCAACGTCAGTTGATTGTGCAAGCCATGAAAGCAGGTATTGACACCAGCGAAGCAGCACGTGAAGAACAAAATCAGTTCAGCTTGATCGCTGCCACAGCTTATCCAGAGTTGATTCCTAACATGGTTGCACTCAGCAATGAGCGCAACAACACATTGTTTGTAGTGGGCGACACGCCAATGCGCTTGCCTGCAACAGGTACAGATCTTGCCGCCTGGGCCACAAACAACGGTGGGCTAGGTTTCCGAACAGAAGACGGCTTAGTAACCGCTAGCCAGTACTTGGGTACATTCTACCCCAGCTGCCAGACTACAGACTTGTCAGGCAACACAGTGGTAACAGCACCAAGTCACATGATGATGCGTACTATTATCCGCAGTGATGCAGTGAGCTATCCATGGCTAGCACCTGCTGGTACACGTCGTGGTGTTGTTGACAATGCTATTGCTATTGGTTATATTGATGCAGCCACTGGTGAATTCCAGCAGTTGAACATGGGACAAGGTCTACGTGATGTGTTGTATGAAAACGACATCAACCCAATTACCTTCATCCCAGGTGTGGGTATTGTTAACTTTGGTAACAAGACCACAACAAGTATTACCAGCGCACTGGATCGTATCAACGTTAGCCGACTGGTTGCGTTCTTGCGTGGTAGACTTGAAGAGATTGGCAAACTGTATTTGTTTGAACCCAATGACGATATTACTCGTGCTGAAATCACCAACACAGTCAACAGCTTGATGATTGACTTGGTGGCCAAGCGTGGTATCTATGACTACTTGGTGGTTTGTGACTTGAGTAACAATACTCCAGCACGTATTGACCGCAACGAGTTGTGGCTGGATATTGCTATTGAACCAGTGAAAGCAGTGGAGTTTATCTACATTCCATTGCGTATCAAGAACACTGGCGAAATCTCAGGACAAGCATCCTAATGAAAACGGTGGGTGATTTTTCACCCACCATTTCAGGTAAATAAAAGTAACAGGAGATACCAACAAAATGGCAAGTTCATCACTATCAAGAATGTCAGTTCCACTGGGTGGCCAGGCTGATCAGGGCTTGTTGATGCCCAAACTCAAATATCGCTTCCGTGTGTTTTTTGAGAACTTTGGCGCCAGCGCAAGCCCTACTACTGAATTAACAAAACAGGTAATGACTTTCAACAGACCTAACCTGAGCTTTGAAGACATTACTATACCAATCTACAACTCAACATTGAAGTTGGCTGGTAAACCTACATGGGCCGACGTTGCTTGCGAAATTCGTGACGACGCATCTGGCTCAGTGAGCAAATTGGTTGGATCTCAACTGCAGAAGCAAATGGACTTCCTGGAAATGGCTTCAGCTAGTGCCGGTATTGACTACAAATTCTTAACACGTTTGGAAATTCTAGACGGGGGCAATGGCTCTGCTGAACCTACAGTTCTTGAAACTTGGGAATTGTATGGTTGCTACTTGAAGTCAGCAGACTACGGACAATTGAGTTACGCTGACAGTCAAGTTGTTTCAATCACCCTGTCTATTGCTTACGATAATGCCAACCAAATCCCATCTGGATCTAACGGTGCTGGTGTTGGTGGTGCTATTGGTCGAACACTAGGTGACGTTGTGACAGGTGCTGGTGCAGCCAGCTAATAAACTGGCTAATAACTAATGTCATCGTCATTAGCATCATTTGGTCAGCAAATCTTCAAAGGATTTAGCGCAGTAGATGGTTTGCGTGGTTACGATCACGCAAATCGCGTTTTTACTCCCAACGGTTACGAACTCAAACCACGATTTAAGTTTTTATTTCATGTGGCATTCACAATCAACTCAGCAGTAATTCCTAAAATACGTGGTGCAGTTGGCCTCCAAGATATTGCCAATCTCAGCTTGGTGGTCAAAACAGTTGACTTGCCCAAGTATACTATTGCCACAGAAACACTCAATCAGTACAATCGTAAACGTGTGATTCAAACCAAGATCAATTATGATCCTGTAAACATTACATTCCACGATGACGGATCGGATCTAGTGCGTAACATGTGGTACAACTACTACAGCTATTACTACAAAGATGCCAGCCAAGCCTATGGCTCTACCAACAACAACAATGGCAGCATGGGCGCAGAAGGCAACGGTACCAAAGGGTTTGGCTATAACGGCCGAGACATTTACAATCAAGACCGCATGGGCGGAGTTAACGACTGGGGCTATATTGGCGAGGCAATTGACGACGGCACAGTGAGCTCATCAGGCAAGCCTCCGTTCTTCTCAGACATTAGAATTTTTGGATTTGATTATCAGCACAAGTTTGCTGAGTATATCTTGATCAACCCGTTGATTTCAAACTGGGCACATGACACCTATGACTACAGTCAAGGCAACGGACTCATGCAACACTCCATGACCATTGCTTACGAAACAGTAAAATACAAGCAAGGTGCACCCAACAAGTCTGCTCCGGGCTTTGCTAATCCAGCACACTATGACACTACGCCAAGTCCATTGGCTCGCCCTGGTACCACAGCTACTATTTTAGGCCAAGGCGGCATATTAGATGTTGCTGGAGGTATTTCTAGCGACCTGCAGTCAGGTTCTGTACTGGGCTTGATTGGCGCGGCACAAAAAGCCAGCACAGCTTACAATACATTCAAAGGCAAAAATCTCAAGAGTATTGTCAAATCAGAAGCCACTGCAATTGGTACACAAGTGATTGTGGGCGCATTACCCGGCGCCATTCGCAGTGTGGCCAACAAAGCTGATGGCGTGTTCTTCCCAACAGCGACCGCGGCTCGTAATCAAGCCACAGTGAATCAAATCAACCAAGGACAAATTGCAGGCGGTGGTGTATGAGCACAGTAAATTATACCAACTATAACAAAGACCTAACTGTTAGAGTTTTTGACAGTTTTTACAACTACGATGTTAACGTTCCTGCTGATGAGTACGACATTGTGTATTCGTATTTTCGCAGTGTAATGGCCACAGCCCGTATTGCCGGCAACTTCACAGTGAGTTTGTTTAGAGTAGCAGAAGAAACTCGTGTTCCGGCACTGACGTTGTTAGACGCAATGAAAGGCCAAACAGGATTGAATCTCACAGCAAGCCTGGCCTACTATCTTAATTCAATCCGTAGCCGCGCTACCTTGCTGGGTATCAACGCCAGCACAGTTCCCAATCAATACGCAGCCAGACTAGTACTACAATGAGTCGTTGGGCACAAGGTCAATACGTTGTTCTAAATCCAGAAAAGTATGTGGGCAAAGGCACACCCAGATATCGATCAGGGTGGGAACACAGTTTTATGCGTTTTTGTGACACCAATGACAATGTACTCCAGTGGGCCAGCGAAAGTATTGCTATTCCCTATATGAATCCTGTGACAGGCAAGAAAAGCAATTACGTGCCTGACTTCCTGATCACATACCGCCAAAAAAACAACACAGTTCGAGCAGAATTGATTGAGATCAAACCCAAAAAACAAAGTGTGATTGAAAGCAAAATGAGCAGCCGCGACCGTGCTGTAGTGGCTGTTAACTATGCCAAATGGGCAGCCGCTCAGAAGTGGTGTGCCCGCCAGGGGCTAGCGTTTAGAGTAATCACCGAAAACGATATGTTTGCCAATGGTCGTAACTGACCCATAAATATCCGCATGACGCGGAAAATATATCTTTATAAAAAGACTCACAATGTAACAGGATTGCAATACCTTGGCAAGACTGTTTCTATTGATCCTTACACATACCCAGGCTCGGGCATATACTGGTCTAGACATTTAGAAGTACATGGAAACAATGTTGCTACAGAAATACTTCGCGAATGCCAATCAGAAGATGAACTTAAAGAGTGGGGATTGTATTACAGCAAACTCTGGAATGTAGCAGAAAGCGATCAGTGGGCAAATTTAATAGAAGAAGCAGGCCCCGGGGGAGCATGGTCGGTTGAGTCAAAACAAAAATTAAGCAACACTAAAAAGCAAGAGCTAGCAAAATTAACTCCCGAAGAAAAAACAGCAAGAATGAAAAATTCTTGCTGTGCCCCAGACAGTTATACCCCTGAACGAATCGCTAATATGAAAAAGGGCATGACTGGTAAAAAGAAAACTAAAACACCTAAGCTGTTGGCTGCAATCGAAGCAAGAAAAGAACGAAGCATACAAACTATGCTCAAAGCCGCAGACAACCACCGTGGAAAAACCTGGAAACTTATTGATGGCAAACGAGTGTGGCTAACAAAGGAGATGTTATGACCAGAAAGTTAGAGGAGTTGTTTGACCTACCATCTTCTGTTGAAATTGAAACAGAAAATGAAATCCCTACCATTGCAGAAACACGGGCGCAACTGGCTGTGATAGATGATGCCATTGACAAGATTGATTCAGCATTGCCGGCAGTGCGAGATCTTGACGCCAGTGATGGCGAGATGGATGAACTTGCAGACTTGGCCAAGGACAGCTACAAAGATCTCATGGATCTTGGCATGCAGGTAGACTCACGCTTTGCCAGTGAGATATTCAATGTAGCAGGCACCATGCTAGGCCATGCCATTACAGCTAAAACAGCCAAAATGAACAAGAAACTCAAGGTTATTGATCTACAGTTGAAGAAAATGCGACTGGATCAACAGACACCCGAGGAACAACAACTAGCCACAGCACAAGGACAAGTGTTGAATCGCAACGATTTATTGGAACGTTTGCTCAAGGGTAAAGACCAAAATAACGGAAAAGTATAAATATACAATAGGATACTGACATGAAACCATTTGCAAAATATCTCGCAGAAAGTGAACGTACATATCAATACCGCATCAAAGTGGTAGGTGATATTCCCCCAGGCTTCTTCAAATCATTTGAAGAAAAAATGGATCAATTTGACGTTGTCAAAATGTCAACTCCCAAGAGCACCCCTGTACGTGCTGTGATTCCTGACTTTCCTGCTTTCCCCAATCAATCTGTCACAAGAGTTGATGTAGAGTTCAAGTACCCTGCTATTGAACCACAGATTAAACAAATTGCTAGATTATTGGGACTAGACGAAAATCGTATTGTGATGATGACCACACCTTACGAAGAAAGTCTTGACGTAGAGTCAGTAAAGATTACAGATCAAAACAAAGATCTATTAGACGATCCTGACTATCCAGCAGATGACAAAATGCAAAAGGATCTCAAGAAAGATTATTCTGCAGACCCATACAACCATGTGGTGTTGAAGAATGCCTATCGTTCTAATTTCACAGTAGCCGGCGGCAAAACTCCTCCTGCTAAAACTTCTAATGATTTGCCAATGGGCACAACCAGCCCAATGACCAATATCAAGAGACAACCCAAGCCTGCAACTGGCGCCAAACCAAGAGGATAACCCAATGACATTTTTCTATGACTTAAACAAACGCCTGGCTGCTGTCAACGACGCACCAGAATCCAAACAACTCAACGAGCGTGACATGAGTCGTGCTGCCAAAGGCTACGAAAAGTACGGTAAACAAGGCATGGAAGCCTTGGCCAAGGCTGGTCGTGAAGGCAAGGCGTTGGACCCTATTCGTAAAAAGTATGACAAGTATGACAATGAAGTAGACGAAGGTGCTTATCAAGGCGGTCCAGACAAGAGTCAGATCCCTGCTGTGAATCGTCCTGGCAACAGAATGACCTTGCAAGACCTAGACAAAGAGCGCACACAGAGCCCTACTAGTCCTGAAGGATTAAAACGTGCTCAACAACGCTTGGGTCAACAAAGTCCTATCAAAGAAAAAATGAATCCTGCCAAGGCCAAGAGTTTTGCTGCCTTAGCACCGCCAAAAGACAAGATTACTTTTGCCGACAAGATTGCTGGTGCCAAAAAAGAAGTTGACGAAATGCTAGGCGACGTTGCTGCCGAAGCCATGAAGTCAGCACTTAGTGGCAAGCAAAAAACACTGGATAAAAACGACAACGGTCGACTAGATGCCAATGACTTTGCTATGTTACGCAAAGGTGGCAAACAAAAAACTGCCGAAGAAGATGATAACAACCCGTTCACAAACTACAAGAAGCCACGTGCTGACAAACCACGTGTGGGAGATGTAGAACACGGCTCCAAGCACGATATCAAGCACACTGCAACTGGTCGCAAAGTAACACGCCGTACAGATGACCAAGGCAACTCAGTTGGATCAGACACTGATGACGAAGGTAACGCACAAGAAAAACGCAGTCGCGGTCGTCCAAAAGGAGCCGCCAAAGGTACCGAACGTGTGACAGCTAAAGCAATCAAGCACAAAGGTGAACGAGAGAAAAAAGGATCCGCTGGATCAGTATCCGACTCAGGCAAAGCACTACAAGGATTCATGATTGGTAACAAGCCAAAAAGTGAACCAGGCAAAGTAAGTGTCAGAAACAAAATGAAAGAAGGCGATGCTGATCCAACAGACAATGATTCAGGCGATTTAAAAGCAGCCATGGCATTGTTGAAGAAAGCTGGCTACAAAGTTTCTAAGTCTGCAGAAAAAGAAAGCACAGTTGATCGTGACGACCATGCTGAAAAAGCTGGTAAAAAAGTAGCAAAAGACATCGAGTACGATGAAAAGAAAAAAGATGGCATACATGGCAGCAAGCGTGGTGCTGAAGATGACAAAGCAGAAAAAGCCGGCAAGAAAGTAGCCAAGGACATTGAGTACGACGAGAAAAAGTCCAAGAAGAAAGAAAAAACCGAAGAAGCAGGCGGCTCTGGCACACCCACAGCGTCAAGTGGTTTCAGTTACGGCCAAGGCATTTATGATTCATTGAATCGCGATCTTGAAAACGCTATCACAGAATCAATGAGCCAACTTGATGAGTCAATGAGCATCAACATGAGCGACAGTACAGAAGGCGGCAAGAGCCTAACTATCACTGCCAGTGACGAAGATGCATTGAAGTTGGCAACATTGTTGAAGTCAGCAGGCCTAGGTGGCGGCGATAGCGAAGGGTATGGCGGGTCAGGTTACAAGTCAGCATGCGGTTGCGGTACTCCTGATTGCTCATGTGGCGAAGAAGAAATTGACGAAGTGTCAATGAACGAGCCAGACTACCCTACCAACACAGAAACAGGTAGCTCAATGCAGTACAGTGGCGGATTAGATGGTCCTAAGTCAACAGGACAATCAACGTTGACAGGTGGCGGCATACCAAATCTGGATGCAGATCGTCAACACAGCTATGCCGAAGCAGAAGAAGATGCCTTACACCGCATGATGGAAATGGCCGGTGTTAAGAAAAAAGAAGTTGATGAAGAAAAAACCGCCGAAGGTAACTTGTTTACCAAAGGCCTAGAAGACGACAATGTCAAAGTTGGTGACAAAATTCCTGGAACCAATGCTATCAAGAAAAAAGACATCGACGAAGGCATCTTGGCCAGTACTCGTGCTTTATGGAAAAAATACCAGGACTAATATTATGACCAAAAATCTAAACGAATCTGTATTGACCACTGTGCCAGTCATGAACCCGCATGCTCCAGCACCGCAAACAGGACGTCAAACACCTGTGGAAATCCCTGGAGTGATGTATCAAACTCGTGAATTGTTTCAGCCTGTGGTTGCAATTCCGCCACAGGATAAAAAGTAATGGCCAACGTTTATACAACACTTTCAAACGCAACAGTTTACACAGACAAGTTGCAGATCTCCACAGGAAACACAGCAGTCACATGTCAAGTGTATGCTGTGGCCCTGGGCACAGCCAACGCTGTTGGCAACTTGTATTCTGTGGCTATTAACATTCCTGCCAACACAGTTTATGAAACATATTCTGGCGCTGGTAACAAAGTTACTATCACAGGTTCAAACTGGACAGCACTAGAACTAGGCACAGCAAGTTCTGCTACTGCAGGTGTGATTGGCGCAGGTAGCTAATGAGAGCACAAGAGTTTATCACTGAACAAGATGGCAAAATAGGCAAACGTAGACAAGTTGCTACTGTGGGCCTTAATCTGTTTAGTGATGCAGAACGTACCAGCAGTGATTATACTCTTAATCGTGTGATGATGGCTGTGGCCATGGCCGACGGAAGCAATGCACCTATCAAAATGGACAGCAAAAGTTGGGTAGGCAAAAAACGTGCGGCATTTCCTTATACTGAAATTGAACAACAAATGCTCAAGCAGGCTTTCAAGGCTGCAGGCGCAAGTCATATAGATTTAAATCACGGTGACTTGGACTCGGAAGAACACCCAGCAGTGAACACCACCAGTCCCATGCAAGGGTTCAAAGGCTACTGATGCGAGCACGTGAGTTTATCACTGAGCAGGCTGACTTGCCCGAAGAAACCAAAGAACCCATGAAGAATACATTTGTTCTTCCAGGGCTGAGTGCATCGGATCCTTATAAAAACTATCGCTTTGGTGTGGCTATGGCTCGTGCCAGAAGCGACCAAGCAACAGACGCAGTGAACGATTTTCGACCCAACTGGTCTGCAGAAACTGCATTTGGTGAACATGCTGTGATTGTAGGATTCAGCAATAACGTTGACCCTGTAATTGATGCCGCATTAAAAATGACTAAGACACCTGGCGGCAAAAAGCCAGTGAGTACAGCAGCCAGTGAAGAGCCTAAATTTGTAGGCACACAAAGCCCAGTTAAAGGGTTTGAAGGATACAAATAATGGCCAATCCACCACCACCATACGACAACATCACAGGCATTTCACGTGCCGCAATGAAGGACAATGCTCAAGAGACATTGGCAAACTACAACGGCAATGCTAGACCAGGTGAACTGGTAGTAGATCAAACCACAACTATCTTGTACATAGGCAATGCACTAGGCGAACTCACAGCAGTGGCCACACCAGGCGGAGCAACTACCTGGGCACTGTTAGGCAATAAAGATGGCGCCGCAGGACCTACTGCAATAGCACTGGGTCAAAATGCTGGACTTGACGGTCAGGCTAATGCAGCTATAGCCCTAGGTCAATATGCCGGTCAAGGCGGTCAAGGCGGTGCAGCCATTTCGATAGGTCTGAATACTGGTGGCAACACATTTCAAGGCTCGGGTGCTATAGCCATTGGTTCATCGGCTGGGTATGATGCACAGGGTGTCAACGCAGTGGCCATTGGATTAAGTGCCGGGCTGAGCTTTCAGGGCGAAGTTGCAGTTGCCATTGGGGACTCAGCTGGAGAAAATAATCAAGGCAATGCCGCAGTGGCTGTTGGTGCTGGTGCCGGTACCAACACACAAGGTATCCAGGCCGTAGCCATTGGTACAGATGCCGGTGCTACCTCGCAAGCAAATCGTGCTGTGGCAATTGGTTACTTGGCTGGCAGTACCGCACAAGGCAATTCAGCAGTGGCCATTGGTTACTATGCTGGTGAACTGAATCAGGGCAACAATTCAATCATCATCAATGCTACAGGTACAGACCTACAACAAACCACTGCTAACACATTCACAGTGAAACCTGTGCGCAACGGTGGTTCCAGTGGACTGCCTGCGGGCTTTTATCAAATGGCATACAACCCAACCACAGGTGAAATTGTTTACTACACTTAACATTTTAATATGAAAAAACTTTTAACACTTTTACTCATTGTGCCGTGTCTAGTACTAGCACAACCCAAACAAAAACCCGGCGTTACCTATGACGCTGTTATTACTCGTGTGATTGACGGAGACACAGTGGGTATTCAAGCCACTTGGCTGCCAGCACCGCTTAAACCGGAACTCAGCATTCGTGTGTTTGGTGTGGATACTCCCGAAAAAGGACACCGAGCACAGTGCCCAAGTGAAGCGCAACGTGGCGAAGCAGCCACAGCATTTACAAAACAAGCAATTGCCAACTCACAAAAGCGTCAAATTGTACTCATGGACTGGGACAAGTATGGCGGCCGTGTGCTAGGCGATGTACTACTAAATGGACAAAGCCTGCGTGGTATGTTGATTGCCAACGGATTTGCTCGTGAGTACTACGGCGAGGCCAAAACTTCCTGGTGCCAGTGATCCGCCTTTAAATAAAGGCATGTCAGACTCTTTCTATTGTGCCGCACCTTGGCGTGGCCTGCATATCAATCCCCGTGGTGATGTCAAAACCTGCTGTGCAGGTGATCCCAACATGCTGGGCAACTTGAACACCAACAACATCATTGAGATTCTCAACAGTGATCTCATGGCAGACATAAGAAATGATCTGTCACAAGGTCGAGCACATAAGTATTGTAGCAATTGTGTACAAGCTGAACGCTTTGGAGCAGACTCAGAGCGCAAGTGGCACAATGATCTCAACCAAGATATCAATTACGCGACTGCCGGAGACAAATACCATTACCCTGTAATTGTAGATGTGCGATGGAATACCACCTGTAACCTTTCATGTAACTACTGTAGTGAATGGGCCAGTTCAAAATGGTCCGCACTCAAAGGTATTCCATTCAAGTCTGGCAGTCGCCCCTATTATGAAGATGTGTGTGACTTTATTGCGGCACATCACGAACATATTAAAGACGTTGCCCTAGTAGGCGGAGAGCCCTTACTGCTTCCTGAGAACGAACGTCTACTAGATGTTATCCCAGAAGATTGCACAGTTACACTAATCACCAACATGAATGTGGATCTTGACCGGAACAAGATCTTCAAGAAACTGGCACAACGTAAGAAAGTTGGCTGGAGCATGAGCTTTGACAACATAGACAGTCGCTTTGAATATGTGCGTTATGGCGGCGAATGGGCACAAGTCAAACACAACCTTAACAAGGTCAAAGACCTGTTCAAGCAAGGACACTGGGGCGGCATTCATGCTGTGTACAACATCTACAATGCCACACGCATCACAGAATTCCGTGAATGGGCCTCTGAACAAGGTGTAACTGTATTGTGGCAAAACTTGTTCCAACCCGACTACTTGGACCCATTCCTACACGGCCCTGAAGTTGCGGCATTAGCAGCCGCAGAGATTGAACGTTTCTATGCCACAGGACTTGCTACACCTGCTGAGCGACAATTCTTTGACAATGCCTTGAACATGTATCGTGCTGTGACTCAAGAACGTGCAGGCATCACTCGCAAGTTCAAGCAACACATTGTTGAGATTGAAACTCAGTACCACAAAGATCAAGCTGGAAAATTTGTGCAGTTGTGGCCAGAGCTGGCACATTTGATCAAATGAAACCCCTACATCGATCAACAATCTATGCAGGGCAACAACTAGAATGGTTTGATCCTGACTCGCGAGAAAACTATCTTGCACACCTTAAACGCCCTGAAAAGCGCAAACTACTAGAGCAGTTTGGATGGGCAAATTTATCTACTGAAGATCCCGTTACATATTGTTTCAACAGTGAAGGGTTTAGAACTGCAGAATTTGATCAGCGTGAAAACTTCGTTGCCATTGGTTGCAGTTTTACTGCTGGAATAGGTATTCAAGAACATCTTCGGTGGACAGACCTAGTTAGTAATCAACTCAATTTGCATTGCTGGAATCTTGGGGTAGCAGGCTCGGGCAGTGATACCTGTTATAGAATACTTAAACATTGGCTGCCCGTACTGAAACCAAAGTTTGTGGTGTTCTTAGAACCAAGGCCCAACAGGATTGAATTACATCAAGAAGTCAACGAGCCACCGCACCTAATCAATTGGACCTATAACGTAAAGCCTTGGACTGATGGAATTTATGTTAAAATGTGGCTGGAAAATGATGAAAACATGCGATTACATGCTGAAAAAAATCGTGCGGCCATACAGTGGTACTGTCATGAAAATGCCACACCTGTGATCATGTTCAACCCTACCGACTATCTTGATCTTGTGGAAGACAAACGAGAACTAGATCTTGGTCGAGACTTGCTACATTTAGGAAAGAAAAACAATCAAGCCTTTGCTGATGTTGTGTACAAACGTATAATTAATACATTATGAGTATAAGTCCAGAAACAGTCCTTGTCAAAGCCCCGCACCGTAGGGAAACATTTACAGAAGAACAACTAACAGACTTCATGCTGTGTGCTGATCAAGACTCGGGTCCGCTGTATTTCATGGACAACTTTTTCTATATCCAGCACCCCACACGCGGCAAGATGTTGTATCATCCGTTTGACTATCAAAAGCAACTGATATACACTTATCATAACTATCGTTATTCAATCAGCTTGATGCCTCGACAAACAGGCAAGTCTACTTCGGCTGCCGGTTACTTGCTGTGGTATGCAATGTTTGTGCCAGACTCAACTATTCTAATTGCCGCGCACAAGTACACAGGTGCGCAGGAGATCATGCAACGTATTCGTTATGCATATGAACTGTGCCCCAATCATATTCGAGCAGGTGTAACCAGTTACAACAAAGGCTCAATTGACTTTGACAACGGATCTCGAATCGTAAGCCAAACAACAACAGAAACAACAGGCCGAGGTATGTCTATCTCGCTCCTGTACTCAGATGAGTTTGCATTCGTTAGACCCACGATTGCCAAGGAGTTTTGGACTTCTATTTCACCAACACTGGCAACTGGTGGTAAGGCTATTATCACAAGTACCCCCAACTCAGATGAAGATCAGTTTGCGTACCTGTGGAAAGGCGCCAACAAGACAGAAGATGAGTTTGGCAACCAACGAGCAAATGGCCTGGGCATAAACGGATTCAAAGCCTATCGCAGTTACTGGCGTGATCATCCTGATCGTGATGAAGCCTGGGGAGATCAACAACGAGCACAGCTAGGTGAAGAACGTTTCCGTCGAGAGATGGATTGTGAATTTGTTATCAATGACGAAACACTGATATCTCCTATCAAGCTGTTGGATATTGAAGGAGTTGAGCCCACAAGGAAAACAGGCCAGGTGCGGTGGTATGCGCCTATACACGCAGACAAGATATACATTGTGGCACTTGATCCTAGCTTGGGCACAGGAAGCGATCCTGCTGCCATACAAGTGTTTGAGGCAGACACTACTACCCAGGTAGCAGAGTGGAGGCACAATCGTACTGATGTACCAACACAAGTTAAAATTCTAGCAGATATTGTAAAAGAAATCAATCTAGTGGTCAAGGATGACAGAAAAGTGTACTATTCTGTAGAAAACAACACCTTGGGTGAAGCAGCCTTGATCAGCATCAATGAATACGGCGAAGAAAATATTCCAGGATATTTTCTTAGCGACAACTCAGTACAAGGCACAGCAGGGCGTAGAATACGCAAAGGATTCACAACCACAAACAAAAGTAAAATTGTGGCCTGCAACAAGTTTAAAATACTTGTAGAATCAGACCGTATGAAATTGCACTCAAAACCCTTGATTTCTGAACTCAAAACATTTGTGGCCTTGGGCTCAAGCTATGCTGCCAAACCAGGCGAAACAGATGATCTTGTGATGAGCAGTTTGTTGGCAGTGCGCATGCTGATGGTGTTACAAACATACCATGCAGACCTAAACACACACCTTAAAGATCATGCAGACAATCAAATTGAACCTATGCCTTTTGTGGCTCTTCTTAGATAATATACCATTTATTGCTATACCATACTATTTATTGCTATCTTTGATAAATAGTAGCATGTTCATAGAAAACAAATATAGATTGTGGTATTACAATATCATTAATAATGCCCGTACAAGAAAAAATACAGGGTATGTTGAAAAGCATCATATTCTTCCAAAGAGTCTTGGCGGAACTGACAGCGTTGAAAATCTTGTAGAATTAACAGCAAGAGAACATTTTATATGTCATTATCTCCTAACAAAGATGACAACTGGGTTAGAAAAACGTAGTATGTGGCATGCAACATGGACTATGGCAAATTTACATAACCCAACTACCCAACAACGATATAAAATAACAGCAAGAATATACGAAGTAATCAAGAGGAACAATGCAATCGCATTATCTGAATCTAATAGAGGTAAGCCTAGCAAACACAAAGGTAGAAACCTTACACCCGAGTGGAAGGAAAAAATTAGTAAAACTCTCACTGGCATGAAACCTAGTGCTGAACGCAATCTTAAAGTAAGTCAAGCATTAACTGGAAAGAAACGGCCACAGAGATCCACCGAATGGACAAAC